GCTGCCTTTACAGAGCATGTGACAGAACATATAGCGTTTCAATATCGTAAAGAAATTGAAAAACAACTTGGTGCACCGCTACCACCACCTGATGAACCGCTACCAGAAGATATTGAACTGCGTTTATCAGAACTTGTATCTGAAGCTGCTGAAAGAGTATTAGCCTCAAGTCAAGCAGATGAAAGACAAGAAGAAATAAGAGAACAGTTAGAAGACCCTGTATTACAACAAAGACAAAGAGAGTTGGATATTAGAGAAGCTGAAGTACAAAGAAAAATTAAAGCTGATGCTGAAAGACTAGCTCTTGATTTACAGAAAGCTAAAGCAACTAATGAAGTAGAGAAAGAAAGAATTGCTTCACAAGAACGCATAGCGGGTGCTAACATCGGATTAAAAGCTGCTACAGAAAATAAAAAAATATCTAGCAAAGAACAAATAGAAGGTGCTAAGATAGGTAGAGATATAGCAGAAACATTACTGGAAAATGAGTGAGTGGATCAACTGAAAATATAGTAGAAGCTATACAAAAGAAGATTCGTGAGCATATGAATGAACATGCTGATCACTTATCTGGTGGTGGATGTAAAAATTTTGAGGAATACAGATATCTAACAGGTGTGATATCTGGACTTGCCTTAGTAGAAAGAGATATACTCGATCTACTAGAAATAGTAAATCGTCAAAACTGACGCAAGGACCTAGACCTTAATCTAGTGCAAAGGAGAAAACATGACAGAACCTGCAAAGGATACTCAACCCAAAGAGGTTGAAGCAACAGACAAAGCTAAACAACTCCCTGTTCCAAAGGGTTACAAAATTCTAATCGCATTACCCGATATAGAAGAAACTACCAAAGGTGGAATCATTAAAGCATCTGAAACTCGCAGAGTGGAAGAAGTTGGTTCTATCGTTGGGTTTGTTTTAGAAATGGGTGATGATTGTTATCAAGATAAGAACAGATTTCCAAATGGTCCTTATTGTGAAAAGGGCGATTGGATTATTATGCGTTCTTATTCAGGCACTAGATTTATGGTGCATGGAAAAGAATTTCGTTTAATCAATGACGACAGCGTAGAAGCTGTTGTTCAAGACCCAAGAGGAATAGTAAAGGTAATTTAATATGTCTGAAAATAATACCGCAAATCAAGAAGTTGAACAGGTAGAAACAATACAACAACCTGTAGAAACTTCCAAAGAAGAAAAGTTTTTTGGAGTCAAACATCAAATCGGTAAAAGCAAAGATGACTCAACAGAAAACAAAAATGAAGAAGTCGAGGTGGAAGTCATTGATGATAGACCACCTGAAGATCGTAAGCCCCCTAAAGCAGAAACTGCAAAGAATGATGTAGAAGAAGAAATAGAGGGTATTAACGATAAAGTTCAAAAGCGAATTGATAAACTCAAGTATGAGTACCATGAAGAAAGACGAGCTAAAGAAGCATCAGATCGTTTACGAGAAGAAGCTGTTAATTATGCTCAGAAGATTCAAGGGGAAAATAAAAGGCTATCAGCTTTAATTAATAAAGGTGAAGAAGCTCTTTTAGGGCAAATCTCTGCTAAGTCAACGGCTGAGTTAGAGAAAGCTAAAGCTGAGTTTAAAGAGGCTTATGAAGCTGGTAATAGCGATGCTATGTTAGCAGCAAATGAAAAGATACTTGCAGCACAAGTTGATTTAAAATCTGCTACAGAAAAGCTAAATTATTACCAACAGCAACAGGAAGCAATGCAACAACAAGCACAGCAACCTGTTCAACAACCTCAGCAACCACCACAACAAACCTTAGATAGTAGGCAAGTTAAATGGTTGCAAGATAATAAATGGTTTAGTAATCCTGATTATCCTGAAGCAACAGGTTATGCTTATGGAATCCATGAGAGATTAATCAAAGTTGAAGGAGTTAATCCTAACAGTGATCAGTATTACGAGGAAATTGATAAGCGAATGAGCCAAAGATTTCCTGAGCTTTATGAGGGTAAATCAACTGCTGTAGCTACTGAAACTGAAGTAATTCAGGAAGAAGTAGAAACTGAGACCTCAAAAAAGCCATCGAATGTTGTAGCACCTGCAACAAGAAATAATGGTGCTATGCCTCGCAAAGTTCAGTTAACAGCAACTCAAGTCGCCCTCGCAAGGCGTTTGGGTTTAACACCAGAGCAATACGCCAAACAACTCGCACAGGAGAATAGATAATGGCAGATGAAAATAAAGTAACTGAAGAAGTTACTAGAGCAGCAAGAGATACGGAGTCCAGAGAGGCTTCTGCACGAACCCAATCTTGGGAACCACAATCGAAACTACCTAGCCCCACACCGCAAGACGGATGGGTATTTAGGTGGGTAGCTACAAGTGTTTTAGGGCAACCTAACAATACTAATGTTAGCTCTAAGTTTAGAGAAGGATGGGAGCCTGTGAAAGCAGAGGATCACCCTGAACTACACTTAGTTTGTGATGTGGATTCAGAGTGGGCTAGTAAAGGTAATTTGGAAGTAGGTGGTCTTTTACTTTGTAAAGCTCCAAAAGAGCTTATGGAGCAAAGAGATGAGTACTACAGAAAGATGTCCGCAGAGCAAATGGAAGCCGTTGACAATAACTTTATGAAAGAAAATGATCCTCGTATGCCTCTGTTACAACCAGATCGCAAAAGTAGGACTACATTTGGTGGCTCTAAGTAACACTTAATATTTTACTTGGGGCTGTTGTTTAACCTCTTTTAGGAGAATTATATGGCTAGTTCAGCTACCCCAATGGGTGCCGAGCCTGTAGGTTGTATTAGTTCTGGCGGTTCCTTCACAGGAAAAGTTAGACACTATAAAATAGCCTCCAACTATGGTACCGCTATATTCTATGGAGATTTTGTAAAGATAGTAAGTTCTGGAACTGTTGAAAAAGACACCGGCACTACTTCATTAACTCCCATAGGCGTATTTGTAGGTGTTTCATACACTGATCCAAATACAAATCAAAAAACATTCTCACAGACATATCCAGCATCAACTGTTGCTAGTGATATTAGTGCGTATGTTGTTGATGATCCTTACCTAGAAATGCAAATGCAAGGTGATGCGTCACTTGCACAAACAGCTTTAGGTAACAATGTTGCTGTGGTGCAAACCGCAGGAAGCACTACGATTGGTCGTAGTAAAAATGCAGTAGATTCATCTACCATTGCTACAACCAATACATTACCATTAAGAATTATGGAGTTCGTTGACGGACCCGATAGTTCTGTTGGTGATTCTTTCACCGATGTCATCGTTAAATTTAATGTTGGACATCAACTCGATAACACAACTGGCGTTTAATTTAGGAGAATAATATGGCTATTTCAAGAGCACAAATGTTAAAAGAACTCCTACCCGGACTAAACGCTTTGTTTGGGTTGGAGTACGAAAAGTACGAAGACGAGCACACCATGATCTATGAAACTGAAAATTCAGATCGTTCATTCGAAGAAGAAGTTCAGTTAAGTGGATTTGGTCAGGCGGTTGTTAAAGACGAAGGTTCTGCAATCACTTATGATTCAGCACAAGAGAGCTTTACAGCAAGATATAACCACGAAACCATTGCTTTAGGTTTTGCTATTACAGAAGAAGCAATCGAAGATAACCTCTACGATTCTTTATCTGCTAGATATACTAAAGCACTCGCAAGAGCTATGGCTTACACTAAGCAAGTCAAAGCAGCGAATCCACTCAATAATGGGTTTACTAACAGTTTCCAATCTGGAGATGGCGTAAACTTATTTACTGCTGATGGAGATGGTGTAACTGGTGGTGATGGTCACCCATTAGTAAATGGTGGTAAAAACTCTAATAGACCTGCTACAGCAGCAGACCTTAATGAAACTTCTTTAGAAAATGCGATTATTGAAATTGCAGCTTTTAAAGATCAAAGAGGTCTTAAAATTGCAGCTAGACCAAAAAGACTTATCGTTCCATCTGCATTGCAGTTTACAGCGACAAGACTTTTAGAAAGTCAATTTAGAACTAGTACTTCAGATAATGATGTTAACGCTATTGTAACTAACGGAGCTATTCCTGAAGGTTACATGGTTAACCATTATTTAACCGATACTAATGCTTTCTTCATAATCACTGATGTTCCAAATGGAATGAAACATTTCAATAGAACTGGAATGGAAACTTCTATGGATGGTGATTTTGATACTGGTAATGTGAGGTATAAAGCAAGAGAAAGATACTCATTTGGTGTATCTGATCCTCTTGGTATTTACGGATCACCCGGTTCAAGCTAAACTTATAGGGGAGCTAATGCTCCCCTTTTTTCGTATCTAGGGATTTTATTAATCTAGCGACTGACCTAGCAGACAAACCAAGACGCTAGAATTTTATAGGTAACAACTATGGGAAACTCAACTTTTAACGGACCAGTTAGGTCTGAGAATGGCTTTACAGTCATTTCAAAAAATTCAACAACAGGTGCTATTACTACTGAATTTACTTTAGATGGTGATGGTATGAAGGTCACACCTGTAGCTTTAACTGATGCAGATACATCACTTACAGCAACAGCAAATGGTGGTCGTACTAATGTAGTTCCAGCTATTACAGCAGACAGAACTCTTACATTACCAAGCCCTTCTGCTGGTGTGTACTTTAAACTTATTTATGGTGGTGCAGCAGAAGAAACAGAAAACCTTATCATTGATACAGGTTCAGATACTAATTTCTTCATTGGTGGAATCATTCACCTAGATTCTAATGCAGATAATGTTTCTGTTTACGCTGATGGTAACTCAAACTCCATTCTTACTTTAACTGACTTTGGTTTATTTGAAATCAACATCTTAGCTAAAGATTCAACTAACTGGTACATCTGGGGTAACCAAGAAGGTGCAGATGCTCCAGCGTTTACTGACCAATCTTAATAAGGAGTAAGTCATGGCTGATGCAGTAACTTCACAAACCATCATTGATGGTGAAAGAAATTGTGTTATGAAGTTTACCAATGTTAGCGATGGTACTGGCGAATCCGCAGTAGCCAAAGTAGATGTATCTGCTTTGGCTTCTAATGCAGCAGGTGTAGCCTGTTCAGAAGTTAGAGTTATGCGTATTAGTCATGCTGTCGTAGGGATGTCCGTGCAATTATTTTTTGATGCTACAAGCAATGTCTTACTTGTAGAATTAGCAGAAAGTAGTAATGGGCACATGGAGTTTGAAGACTTTGGTGGTATTCCTAATAACGCAGGTTCAGGTAAAACAGGAGATATTCTCTTTACAACAAAGGGTCATTCTTCAGGTGATACCTATTCTATTGTTTTAGAAATGGTTAAAGTTTACGGAGACTAATATGTCAAATTATATTATTGCAGAAAATGGTAACTTTCCTCCCCAATATAATGTATTGGTTAAAGGTGAGGATGGAATCTACAGAGTTGTTTTTGGACCAGACCCTGATTTAGAAGATGCAGAAAGAAAGCACAAAGAGCTTTCAGGCACTCCTAAAAAGGTTGAGAAGAAAACACCTGTTAAGAAAACACCTGCTAAAAAAGCACCTGCAAAGAAAAAAACTGT